CATGGGCTATGCGGTTTGTGATGTTTATGAAAACTATGCAGTAGTTTTTAATTTTGAATCTCAGAATTATGAAAGAGCCTATTATACAAAAGATGATGCAACAGATTCACTTTCTATTGATAAGAGAGAAACCTGCTACATTGTTGATATTAACGAAGAAGAAAAGCGTGCGCTTGAAGTACTCCATCAGTTAAATGGAGATACTTATGAAAAAGTTGATGAAAATTATTCTCATTTACAAGATGAAGTTGGCGCTCTTACTTTAGAGAGAGATGACCTCGATACTGAAAAAGAAAACTTTGAACATAAAATTGAAGAGCAGGATTCAACAATTTCTACTTTACAACAGGAGAAAGCAAATGTTGAAGCTGAACTCGAAAAAGCCAACAGTAATTTTGCTAACGCTCAGTCAACAATTCAAACTTTAACAGCAGAAAAAGAAGATTTAGCTAACTTTAAAGCTGGCGTTCTTAAAAAGGAAAAGGAAGCAGTTATTGATTCCTATACTACTCTTCTTGATGCTGAAGTAATTACTACTTTCAAAGAGAAGATTGATGAGATGACTAGAGAAGAATTAGAAAAAGAACTTGCTTATACACTGGTTCAATCTCAACCTGCGCTTTTCACCAATAAAGAGAGCGACCCTGGTTATGTTCCTAAAGACCAAGACTATCTTGATGGAAGCATCGAAGGGGTTCTAAGTAGATATAAAAACAAATAATAAACGGAGGATTTATTATGGCTGATAAAAGACTTGTAATTGACGGTTTTGGTCAAGTAGAGCTTAATCAGGTTTCTTTCCGTAGAGATGGAAGAGTTGAGGCTCAGTGCGCTCTTGATGCTACTGACTTTGCTGCTGTTCCAGCTGAAAACGGAATGTTACTTGCTGTAGATAGAGTTAACAGAACTGTTAAGTTCCCTACTGCTGCTAATGCCGCAAAGATGCCTATTGCTTTAAATTATACAACAGAGCATATGTATGATGAAAGAGCTAATGCTCTGAAGGATTTCAAGCTTGAGAGAGGTACTTTCCTTCCTAGACTTGGTTTCCTTTCTGCAGGTGAGCTTTTCACAACTAACTGCATCTGCATGGATGATGGTGATTTTGCTGATGAGGAAGCTCTTGCTGCTGCTACTACGGCAACCGCTCTTGCTACTACTCCACTTTATGGCGGAATTAGTGATATGGGAGCTATTAAGGTTTCAGATACAAAGCCAAGCGCTGGTCCTGTGCTGCTTGTTGTTGAGCAGACAACAATGCCAGATGCTCAGTTTGCTCTGAAGTTCCAGGTACTTAGCGTTTAATTTTACAGGAGGGTATGAAGAATGACTATTCAACAATTAAAAGAATTGGCTGTTTATTCAGCTAAGGGTCAGGCTCCGACTAACTTTTCTGTAGAGAACGTAGACGAAGCGCTTCGTGACGGACTTAGAGAGTTAGCTGGTTCCATTAATCAGTTCATGAAGAACAGATATGATATTTATGATATTATTATTGAAGCTGCAGATGAGATTGTTCCTAATAAGGTAATCGATGCAGTTGGTATTTTTGCTGAAGTTAAGCAGGTTGGTCAAGGCCAAAAGGCTTTATTCAGAACAAGATTAGGTAAGACCAGAGCAAGAAAGTTCCTTACTCAAGTTGGTCTTTCTGGCGTATATGAAAGCTTCAGACTTGACAACGGTACTTTTGAAGTAAGTGCTCATGCAATCGGTGGAGCTTGCTCAATTGATTTTGAAAGAATGCTTGATGGCGCTGAAAATATGCAGGAGTTAGTTGCTCTTTTAACAGAAGCACAGACAGATGCTGTATATCAGGAAGTTCAGAGAGCACTTCGCGCGGCAGTAACCCAGGCTGGTGTTCCTGCAAACAATAGAGCTAATGTTACTATTGGTAACGACTTTGACCCACAAGAAATGATGAAGCTCGTTTCTACAGTTAGAGCTTATGGTTCTGGCGCAGTTATCTTTGCACCACCTGAGTTCGTTGCGGCAATGGGTGCTGATGCAATTGTTCCAGTTGGAGCTAACTACCAGGGTGTATATCATCCACAGGATATTGATGCTATTCATAATACTGGTTACATTAATATTTTCAGAGGTACTCCAATTGTTCAGATTCCACAGTCATTTGTTGATGAGAACAACGTAGAGACTTGGATTGACCCACAACTTGCTTACGTATTACCAACTGGTGGTGAAAGAGTTGTTAAGGTTGTATTTGAAGGCAACACTCAGATGTGGGACTTCGTAAATGCAGACCAGTCAATGGAAATTCATACTTATAGAAAGCTTGGTACTGCTATTCTTGCTTACCATAACTGGGGCATTTATAAGAATGAAGGTATCACTCAGACTTATAAGGAAATGTATCCAAACGTATAAAATAGTTAACATGGGGAGGGGTTAATCCCCTCCCCTATTTATTTAACGTAGTTATGCGGCCGCATGGTTAGGTCGCGTTCTATGAAAAGGAGTTAAAAGGAGTAATAAAATGGAAAAGAAAGTAAAAGTTAAGAGTTTAGTTTCGCATCGTGTAGTTCTTAATGTACCGGATTTGAGATTAAGACGTGTATGGGAAAAGAAGAATGCAGTTATTCTAATTCCTTATGAGCAATTAGAAGAAGCTATGTATAGCCCAGGAGTTGAGAATCTCTTTAGAGATGGAGTTCTTGGTATTGAAGATATGGAAACAAAAATTGCTTTAGGACTTGAACCTGAAGGCGCGACGGAGCCAGTTAATATTATTATTTTAACTGAGCAAGAAATGTTACGTTATTTAACTGTTCTTCCTATGCATGAATTCAGAGAGAAACTTAAAGAGCTGCCGCATCAGCAGATTATGGAGTTAGCAAACTATGCGATTACTCATGAGATTGCTAATTTTGAAAAGTCTGATTTAATTAAGCAGTATGTTGATGTTGATATTATGAGTGCGATTAAACTAAATAGGGATGATAAGGCAGCACAGGAGGGTTAAAATGACTTCCATCCATAAAGTTTATGAAGCGTTTTTATCAAAAATGTTAGAAGATGAATGGTTGAATTGGACGGAAGAAGAAATTGAAGCCGATTGGCGTCAACTACTCAATAGTGCAATTCCTCATTTCAAGTTCCCTAGAGTTGACATAGATATAGATGAAAATGATAACTTTTACGGTGACCTGGGAGTAGAAGAAATAGAGATTTTAGCTACCTTTATGAAATGCGAGTGGCTTAATAGAGAAATTTTAACTTGGGAAAATATAAAACCATTATATGTGGAAAGAGACTTTTCTCAAGCTAACTTAATTGATAAGTTACAGAAGCTATTAGATAAGGAAAGAGCTGAAGCTCGCTATTTAGAGAGATTGTACTACCGTTCTAGAAAAAGACAGCCATTCGATTATACGAAATTGGCAGGTGAATAGAATGGATTACATTCCAGAAGTTTTAGAAGCCTACAATAATAGATTGAAAAGTCAACTGTATGGATTATTATGTGAATACGAGCGCGGGCGCGACTGGGAAGGTTTTTTAGATTCAATTTTAATTGAATTAGAAGGATTTGATGTTGACGAGCGCTCGATAGATTTTTATTCCATTTATCATAAACTTTCTTCGTGTCGATATTTAAATTATAAATATTTTAGAAAGACTATTTTTGATTGTATGTCTTTGCTCTCTAGAATGGAGGAGAAGAAAAATGGCATATTATGAGGATGTTTATTTAAAAAGATTGAATAGATATGGGATTGACTTCCAATCTCGTATGCAGCGCCAGCGCGAAGAAAATTTTAAAGCACAGATGAAGCGTTCAGTTTATTATGTAACTTTTGATTATAAGGAAAAAGAATATGAGGGAGAATTTACTCCTTCAAAACAAAATGAAACAAAGACAATGCATTATCTTTTAACAGATGTGAATTTAGATATGCCGAACGGAACTATTTTAATGATGCCAGATAAGAATGGTGAAAGAGAGCCGTGGATGGTTTATTGGTTGGAAGATTATGTGGCAAGTGGATATAATAGATATATTATGTTGAAGATGACACATAAGTTAAAATGGACTAATAGAGAGGGCAAAAAGTGTGAAGCTTGGGCATATTTTTATGGTCAAGAAGACAATATGTTAAAAGATGAGCTAAAGTCTAGAAGTAGAAATAAGACTCTTTATACTGAGAATTTGAAATTAAGTTTCTATATTACTCCATTAAATGAGAATATAAGAAAGGATGATTATTTAGAAGTGACACAGGGCAAATTAACTGAAGCTTATGTAGTTACGGGTTATGATATACAATCTACTCCTGGGGTAGAATTTGTCTCTGTAGACCCACAGTATTTAAGAGACCATAGTGACCCGCCAATTCAAAATCCAGATGATAGTGATGATGATTTTTATTGGTTAAATCGTGGAGGTATGGATGAATGAGTGTAAGAAATTGCGCTGAATTGGGGGTTAATTTACAGTATATTATAAAAAGACTTTTTGCAAATCAAAATCTTTTAAAGTTATTATATTATACTGATAAAGACCCATTAGCTAATGATGATTTGACTTCGGAGCAAATTCAAGATGAGGTTTTTGAAAAACTAATTAAGATAGTTCCTAGAGTCGGGCCGAAAGAAACAGCACATTCTGTTGTTACTGTGACAGTTTCGCGCGCCCAAGGGTTGGCGTCAAATGGAGAATTTAGAAATGTAATAATTAGAGTAGAGAATTTTGTTCCTCTTACTCAATGGATTATTAAGGATACCAATTTGCGTCCGTTTGCTATTATGGGTGAAATTCAGAAATCATTAAATGGTAAAAAGATTGAAGGGTTAGGTAAAATGGTTGGTGGAGATTTAGCTCTAAATTTTTTAACCGAAGAGATTAGTTCATATGAGCAAACTTTTATGATTACTACTTATGATTGATGAACGGATTTTTCTTGGCTTTCCAATAAAATTTAAGGATATTTGCCAAGTTTATCCACCAACTGTAAATGATGTAATTGGTAATGACGAGTTTTCGATTTATCAATCATTATTTATGATAACGCAAGAAGATTTAGAAGAGGCCTATGGACAAGATGAAAAGGTGAGTGGAATTCCCACACCTTTTCAATATTTGTTAATGGTTTATTATCAAGATGAAGAGATGCGAGAGAAAATTCATAAGGGGTTTGATAAATTTATTCACGAACCAGTAGCAATTGTTCCAGAAATTGAAATGTTGTTGATAGGAAAGAAAGAAGAAGATATTGACCCTGATGTGGATTTGGATGAACCGAGGTTATTGACTGAGGAAAATTATTCTGACTTTCAGAACATGATTAGAATGGTTATGGGAATAGAGAAGAAGGAACCTCCAGAACCAGAAGACCCTAATTTAGACCCACGTATTAAACGATGGAAGGCTAAGGTGCGGGCGTATGATAGATTAATAGCAAAGAAAAAATCTAAAAAAGGACCTACTACTGGAACTCTTCTTGCGGCAATTTGTTGTATGGGAATTGGTTTAACTCCACTTAATATCGGAGAGATGAGCTATGCGTGTGTTCATTGGTTAATCGCAATGGAACAGCAAAAGGAAGCGTATGATATTGATATACGTTCTTTACTTGCTGGCGCGGATAGTAAAAAAGTTAAACCAAAATATTGGATTAAAAATATAGAATAAGAAATAAATAGGAGGCTATTCAATATGGCAATTGTTCTTGAAAGATATGCTATTAAAGAAGTTGCTGACGTTATGTTCTATGAGCTTGACTCAAAGGGCGCTCCTTCTGCTCCTGTGCTTTATCTTGATACTTTAAAGACTTCTACACTCAGTCAGAGTTCTGAAAAAGTAGATGCTAGGGGTGGTAAAGGTAATGTTAAGCTCCTTTCATGGGATACTAATAAAGAGTTAACCATCGAGATGGAAGACGCCGTATTTAGTGCAAAATCTTTAGGCATTATGTTTGGTGGAAAAATGTCTGCTAAAGGTAGCAAACAAGAAGTTTTAAAAACTTTACGTTATGATACTACTCAAATTGCAGAAGCTAATAAATTTGGTGTTGAAAATAAAGATTATCTGACTTTCACTCTTAATGGAAATAAATTATATATAGCCAAAACTTTAGTAACGGTATTTAGTTATCAAGATGCTTCTGGTAATGAGTTATATGAGCCAGTTCCAGTAAGTAGAACAAATGTTGATTGGGCAAACGGTGTTGCGTCATCTGGTTCAAAGCAAAAAATTGACTTCATTACCTTTGATTTACTTGATTGCACTAATGGAGAGATTAGAGATGGTGTTAGTTATGCTACTGAAAGAGGTGCAAACAACGGTTCTGTCTTTAAGGGAGTAACAATTGATATTGGTGCAGAATTTGATGCTAATACTTATTATATCACCGGTGATACTTATGCTAGAAACCTTGCTTCTGGTAAGGATGAATTTCTGCAGTTCATTATTCCAAAGGGAAAGGTTTCTGCAGAAGATGTAAGTCTCACTATGGAGGCTGATGGTGACCCAGCTACATTCTCAATGACAGTTGATTGTCTGAAATCAGAGAGTGGCTCAATGGTTAAATTAGTTAAATACTCACTGAGTGCAGGTGGTACTGACACTGATGGTAAGAATAAGGGTGTTGCTTCCGTACTTGATGATTTCGAAGCGGAAGGAACTCATGATGAGTATGTTAGCGGCATGAATGTTGCACCTAATACATCACAAATTATTGACGAATAATTGAATAAAATCAATTAATGGCGGAGGGGCGGTAACGTCCCTCCACTTTATTTAGGAGAAACAAATGGAACAACAATTTGGAATGCAAGAACTATACTTCGTCCAATTAAAATCTACTTCTATAATAGAGATAAAAGGACGAACAATTGCGGCTGGTGAGGTAATTGCCGCATTTGATAAAATTCGAATTGCTAATTTCAAAGAAATCCATCGTGAGGCCGCGGCGCAAGGTGGTTATCAAAATCGAAAGTTAGTAATTTGGAATAGGACAGAGGGAGTAGATTTAGTATTCACACAAGGTGTATTTTCAAAAACGCAACTAGGCTTAATGCAAAATTCCAAATTGCTTTCAGTAGATGATAGTCAAGTTGTACGAATTGCACAACGTGATGAATTAGAAACTAATGATGAAGGTATTATCCAACTATCACACGAACCTATAGATAATTGGATTTTTATATATAATAAAGAAACTGGTGAAAAATTAGAAGGTCTATCTAGAATAGATGCAAAAACCATACAAACCCCTCTAGTCTATAAAGATGTTATTGTTGATTATGAATACGGGTATGACAACGGCGCGGACGTAAGCTTTATAGGTGAGGATATTTTCGAGGGGTATGTCACTTTAGAAGGTAGAACTCGAATTAAAGATGACGTTACAGGTAAAACTCATACCGCTATCATATATATACCGAAGTTGAAAATAACGTCAGACTTTAATTTAACGCTTGGAGAGGATGCGCAACCAGTTGTAGGTAAGTTCAGTGCGACTGCGTTGGCAACTGGAGAT